GGTACGAGGGCGGATTAAAAGTTAAGAAGTTGCCTAGGTACACACAATTAAGTATGTTTAATTTTTAAACCTAGCTTCCCTCCTTCGCTTCCGTAACCTCAGGCTGATAACCCACCGTGTTATTTTCGGAACACGGACCAGAGTGATCTTCTTTTGTCAAGTGCAAGCACTTTTCAAGTGAGGAAGCTTCCTCAGGTAAAACAATACCAGGAGTCACAAAGGATCCGATGTGGTCGATCATACCGATGACGTTTGTCAGTCTCATGAAAGCTCTGAGGGCTTGGTCTTGAACGTGGGACGAATTACCCACCCCTCCTACTAAGCAAGTCAATACTTCAATGGTATGCGAGAGAAAATCAGGGACTTGGGGAAGCTCATTTTCGGCTTCTGAGATGAACGATGTTAAATCGTCCCAAGATCGTCCCGTAGCCGCTTCTACATCATAGATGTTGAAGGCAGGTAACCGGGTTGCGACTTGGATCTCTTTTAATGGTAACCGATATTTAACGGTCCACCGATCAAATGCGCTCTTCCGAGCTTCTTGAAAAACTCTTCTTAGCAACCATTCGATGTCCGGCGAGATGAGTTGGGAAACCCACTCATCAAACACTTCTAACCGTTTACGGTTACGAAGGAATTCGCTGTAGACAGTATTGACCCATTGGGCGAAAACGCTTATTAAAGCGTTTTGACGTTCTATGGTAACATAGTTAATGTAGTCTCTGAAAGGTTGGCTCCAAAGATGTTTCTTTGCCGCGAAAGCGCCAAAGAGACTCTGGAGAGGAACCATTCCAGCACCTGCGAACCCGAATCGGGTTGTGCCAGGCACCAAGAGAGATGATAAGACCCAAGCTATAGTAGGATTCATTGTCCTTGTAACCATAGCTGGTCTAGCCCATCTATTGAAAGACTTCTCATTGAGAAACAACTTTAAATTGGAGGCTAGCCAGTTCCTACTTTGAATTGAGCGCCACCCTCGACGCACCGCGCGAAGAACAAGTTCTGTTCTAGCAGGTAGTGAGGTGATTTGCGCCTCCTCTTTCATTGAGAGGGGAGAGTAGTTGTGGGCTCCAACGAAGGTTTGATTAGCAAAGTTGAACATACCTTTGCTCGAGACATAGCTTTTGGCTAAGCCTATCTGAATTCCGAGAGAAGCACAGAGTCTCATGTACTCTTCAGCCACCTTACGGTTAGCGATGACTATATCGTCTCCTAAGACTAAGTAGTCGATAAAGGATAAGATAGATGAACGTCGGATTTCTCCAACATTCACCGCGGCATAAAGGACTATAGCATGATGAATCAATGCCATAGATGCCCAACTAGTTAAAGCTCCCATTGGTTGGCCGGTGTTATAACGTACTTGTGTCCCAGAACCAGGGTGCGACTTCATCATCGAAGTCGGGACTTTAAAGTCCCGGTTCACGAGAAGTTCGAGCCAAAGGTCGACAATACGCTGCGGAAGGACATACGAAAACAGAGCACGGTATAGGGCTAGCGGAATAGTATCCGTTGCCGATTTAAGGTCTAAAGACCAAATATCGGTGTAGCCTCGTGCTGAAAATTCAGTAACTTTTCCTTCCTGATCAAAAGTGGCGTCCTGGGGTAATTTAGCCAGGATCTCAAACATCCAGTCATGGAGAGGTTTGAGGACGAAGTTCGTCCAATAATCTACAATTGCGATCGTCCGAACCTTACCGGCGGCTTCATATAAATTATGTAACCGTTGTAAAACCAAGTGTTTTGTCCTAAGTATTCCTAGGTTTAACCCTAAGATACCGGACGCCACTGGTGTAGTAAGTATAGGGCTCGCATTAACTCTTTGACCCTTCTGTACAGTATGGTGCGGCATCACTTGCAATGCAAGGATGTAGGACATCTTGAACATCTTAGCAGTCTTCCGAAAGCTCAATGCTAACTCAGTTTGCTGTGTGGCTTCTAGCCATTCCAAGATAAAATTTCTTGGCACCCCAATATGCTCCCTAATATGTCTGAGTTGTTCCTTTACGGTCAACTGTGAACTCGTTGGAATTAAGGCCTCAATTTCATTTCGATTTTGAGATACCCAATCCTCGTCTGTAACACAGAACCAAAGGAACGCATCAAGACCAGCTCCTAAAATGGAGATGGGGCAATTGGGTCCAGCATGAGTAGTAAAGAAAGCATTTCGAACTCTAAGATCGAGTTCTCGAATTCCAAGAGGAACCAGTATATTGTACCAGAATACGGATGCAAAGCCATTCAGGAAGCGATGGAACTCTGGATTGCTGCTGTAGTCGGGATGTTTCTGGGCTATTGGAGACTCATGTAGGTTTGGTTCTACCCATTCGCCTAGGAGACCTTTGTAAGCGAAGAGACAAGAAGTCCATATATGGATGTAATGTCGATTTGCAGTTCGAAGGCCGTGCCTAGCGAAAAGCGGGAGACATTTCGGTAATCCATGAACGAGTCTAATACGCTTTCCAAGGTCTTGTGTATGGTTTAACTTTTTACCTCCTAGGTAAGAGTTGATCACAAACAACATGATCTTGAAAGTGGAAATAAGCTCCATGATACCGCGTGTCTTCAGAATCCTTACCACATACAGGCCGAACGTATTCCGTTCTGTCATTGCGACAGTGGTGATTGAAGTACCTCTGGAGTACCATGATACAAGGTTATACCATGTAGTAAACCAGTGACGAGCATTTCTACTCGTCAACTTGATCATCGAAGTTTTCTCAAAGGTAGCAGGAGAACCGGGCGATCCTGATCGACGTTCCCTAAAAAGGAAACGATCGAGTAAGGAATTAAACATCGTCTGCAGTCTCCGTCGAGCAGTGCTCGACATACGACCCTGTACAAAAGGTACAGAAGTATTGGCTATGTCTTTGGGGGAATTTTGAGAAGAACCTGTTGATGAGTCAGAGTTGGAAGATTCAGCTGTAATGTCACTCGGACCCGCGAGAACTTTTAGAGTTCTGTTGGACGTTATAGCGACACGTATCATAGTAATGTAGTCTTGTTCCGATAGGTACAGGATTACTCCTGGGTTAACCGGGTCTACTATTGCATATGAGCCTGCTTCTATTCTTTCCCATTCGACTTTACTATATAGTCTATGGTTCTTAAGAGCCAGGGACGCAGCAGATGTATGAAAGAGTGTTGAGAAATTTAACATTGTAATAATACATTTGTTGAGAAATATGGTTGTATACGCATTCCGGGTGAATGGAAGTTGTACACAACCCTTCGACCTCTCTTTGCTGCAAAAGCAGGGGAGCAGATCGTGGGTAGGTTTCACTGTAAACTTTCGGCTATACTTTTCAGTAAGGCTTCCCGAATACTAAATCGAGTGAAGATATTGAAGGTTAAGGTATTTTAGCGGGTTCTGGACGAACCACTAAGATCTTCTGTGGTGTGGTATATTTACCCCCATTAGTAAGGTTTGAGTGTCTTCCTCCGTTCCCTCTCCTTATCTCTTCGGCAACTTTCCACATCTTCAGAAAATAGAAGATTGGACGCTAATCCCGGACCTAAGTCCCAGCTTTCGCTGATCGTGATGGGAAACATCGATTAGATGCAATACCTGGCTTACCAGGCCCTTTTCACCAGCCGTATACTTCTCCGACCTACCAACCGGGCAATACGCCCCGGTGCAACGTAGGGGGCCTCCTCTCAAAGTAGAACCAATTCCAGTCGTTATCAGTCAGCGACTTAAAACAAAACTGTTTATTGGTTCTCTAAATCAGCTAACAATGGGAAGCTGACTCCGAAAAGGAGGGG